CGTATCGTTATGGATTTTGACCAGCAGACTTACCCACGAGCTTAATTATTTCTGGCTCTGCACCCTCTGGCATTTCTGCTGGGGGGTTGGGGTCATCTTCCATGTCGATCAGTTCAGTGACGACAATCGTGACCTGACAGTTTTTAGGTAAATCCTCCACGATCACACTAGGCATCAGCCCTCTCCTCTATGAATCGTTCACGTTGAACCAACTGCGCTAAATCCCTGCAAGCTTCTTCGAGTAAGAGAATGTCCTTGGTGTGGCTATATTCCGTCAGCAAATTAACCACCCGCCCGCTGAGGTAGTTCAGATTGTTTGCGACGATGTACTCCCAAGGCTCAATCTCTTTCATCATGGGTAATCAACCGTGTGGATGTTTCCGCGCCATTCATACTCGCCCGGTTGATGCACCTTAACGAACTCTGGCGTCAGCAAGAAGTTATCACGGATGTGCAGTACAGCGAATCCACTTACCCAGTTCTTTGGCCCATCTTCTGCATAGTCAAAGCTCGCTTGATTCGGGTCTGCCATGGTGCCGCACTGTATCCCATATCTTGTGCCGGTGTAGTCCGACCAGCTTTTGCACTCCATCTGATGCGTATGCCCTGTGACCATATGCAGTCCCGATTTCAACGTATTGTTGTAGCCTGCGTGGACTCCACCATTGTATCTATGCTTTATGACGATTGACCGCTCTGCGCCCTCAACCCAAAGGCTCATGCAAAACTTCCACCCTTCGAAGTGATCCCTCAGAGTGAAACCTTTGACCCCTCTGTACTGTGGCAATAAATCAGCCAGCCGCATGTCAAACCGTGCGTCATGGTTCCCCATACACCAGTAACGCTCTGCGCTTGGCGCCGCTTTCTCGATCTCGCTCAGGCGTTGACGAACCGTATTCAGTTCTTGTTCAACGGTGGGCCGTTCCTCCCACCCCAAGGGTGCGTGTCTGCTGATGCTGGCTCCATCCATCATATCGCCATTCATCACGATCACGTCGGGCTGTAGTTTCTTTGCTAAATCAACAAAAGCAAGGTGGGCGGTGGTGACTGTGTTGCTTTCATAATGTGCATCAGATCCGATAATCATACACATCGAGTTGTCGACGGTGATCTCTTTTCTGACGCTAGGGCGCGGCTTGCCGCTGCGGTCAAGATATGATGGGACGTTTAACGGCCTGCCAAGTTTATCCTCAACAGATCTGCGGTACTGGAAGACGTTTCTAACCTCCACCTCGTACTTACGAGCAACGCCAGACGCCCCCAACCTCTCGAACTCTTCAGCGAAAACCTGCGGATCAGGTAACTTTCTCTTTGCCATAGCCCCCTCTGCGAGCATATGAATTGCAGACGTGGGCAAAAACCAACGTCTTGAGCTTTTCGTCCGATTCTGTCTTCTGTTCTGCTTCCCAAACCTGCTTGGCTGCTGCGTCCATGGCCCTCACCATGTCAACCGCAATAGCCCTTGGGCTTCTCATCTCCGTTCACCAATTCTGCGCTCATGCGCTTTTATCTGCTCTTCCCAGTCTGCAATCATCTCACGATAGTCCGATGCGTAAAACTTAACTGGGTCTTTCTTTGTGGACAGCATGTAGTCCACAGTGTCTCGACCATACCAATCCATCATCCAAATCGTGTACTGGGCTTCTGCGCTGCCATGCTTCATGCCGAACCCGTTACACCCCCGACACTGGGGATGTACATTCTGCTCTTCAAGCGCCCACCTTGATGATGACCCCTTGGGGATAAAGTGCCCGCCGTCCATCTCTTTGTAGTGCTGAGTCTTGCCGCATGATACACAAGACGCGAAGCCAGACCCATCAGCCGCGCTGATTCTGGCGAGTTTTTGCAGCGTTTTCAATGCTTTGGCGCGTAAAGTTGCCGAGGTGGGTTTCTTTGGCATCAGATGCCACACATGCCTTCGCATTCATCCATGAAACTAAATGTCTCTTGATCTTCTGCCGGATCACTCAGATCGGCTTCGTCTAAGGGAACTCGGCTGCGGTGAAGGTATAGCTTATTGCCTTCTGTGGTGCTGTTGATGCCGTTGCGGATCAGATGGTCGACCACTACCGCTTCAGTCCAAGACTTTTTGTCGTTAGCCTTCATCTCGCGCCATGTCGCGTTATCGTGATATGGGCAGAATGTACAAGCAGACTTTTTCGGCAATTCGTTGTATCCGTTGTCACGCATCCACTGCAAGCAGTGCAGCCTACTCATCCGCATCTCAATCAAGGGCCATCGGTTTTCTATCCACTTGTGCGGAGCCATCTTCATGCGCTGGATTTCATCTTGACTAATGCCTATCCACTGCTGAACGGCAACCTCTTGCGGCGCTCTTTGGCGGGGCTTTAGCCCAATCAACTCGCGCAGCTTCTTGAATATAGGCTGAATCTTGTAGTCAGATGTGCACTGCCGAAACAACATCCCATCACTTTTTACCGACTGCACGAATAACGGAGGATTAGGCACCCTCGCGCCTGTTTCTGAGCTAGCGATAAGGTCGTCTCGAAGGTTTCCTGCCGTCACTCTGTAAACAGGGAATGGTAGCTGCGTCTCTAGCCAATCCAGCCATTCGTAGATGTGGTCAGGTTCCGCTTGTGTGTCAGCGAATATCGCGCAATCAGGCATTGGAGTAATTTGTCCCTTAGCCGCCATCAATGCCATTACTGATGATTGCACCCCCGCCCCTAAACTAATCACTGTCAGCATCAGACGATCCTCCGCTGATTGGCCTGCTTGGTTCGCTCTGCGTCGAACATCAACTGCCCAAGCATGATCTGCTTCTTTAGCTTCTCAGCGTTTAGGTTTGCTAACTGGACGGCTCGATAGTGGCTAGCCCACTCTCCCCCTGATCTTGTTTCTGTTTGAGCTTTTGCCGCGCTGCTGCCTGCATCCATGTGCGCCTTCTGGCTGCTAGCTTCAAAGCTCTTAAAATTGGTCTCTGCTTCAATGGCTTCCCTACTCGCCCCCTCCCACTCGTTTATGCGTTCACTGAGTTTAGTCAGTATTGCATCCATTCTATCCAATGACTCTCTCCCTCTTTGCTTTAGACATAGAAGACATTTAGTAGGGTTTGGTGGCCCATACTAGATTTAGTCTGTCTTGCTATGCTGTATTTTCACTCGACCACTTTCCTACGCTGGCCCAGACGTTGCCCACCTCCCTGCCCATATATCAACTGGGGGGGAGGGTTTTTGCCACCTTTAACGAGTGTTCACTTTGGCGTTCCTACTAAGACGCCCAGCCTCTAGCAATTTGTCTTCGGTCGTTCTGCTCAACGGGTCAACCACCCGCACTCTTTCGAGCCTCTGCCACTTTCGTGGAGCAAATAAATGGGCCAGCCCCCAAGACAACGGGGAGGGGGGAGAGTATGGGGACTGACCGCTAATCGTAGAAAACATCAGGTCTGAGTTGTTCGCGTGTAACCTCACCCCTAGTCAACTTCTCCAACTTTACCACATGAACAGCAGGAACCCTGCTTTTCCACTTTTGGATGTGCTGACCAGTAACACCACACTGTCGGGCGATCTCAGCCTTTGACCCGACTATCTCAACTACTTTTCTGAATGCTTCCGTTTCCATAGCGCCAACAATACAGACACACTGATAGTTTGCAAGAAATAAATACAAAAAAAGTTTGCTGAGGTGCTTGTATAGGTAAACTGGCGGTGTATAATCACCACAACAACAACGGAGACAAAGATGCTAGTACCTGATAGAACAATCGAATCTGATGTGCGATGGCAAGCGATGTGGGGTGACGCTCCCCTCTGCACTTATTGCGACGGAGAACTGCGCGATCTGAATGATCACGGACACAAGTGCCTCGTATGCCCAGTCTGCGACTTAGGCGAACCTCAAGACAACGACACCCTGTTCAACCTCCACCTATACGGTATGACTGAATGCTCTGGGTTCGAGAATGGCCTAGTTTCTGAGTCCCGCGCTGATATGTTCGACCTACAAATGTGGTGGGAGCAAAACCTGCACTGGACACTGTCAAAGGTAGTCAACGACATCCACAAACCTGCCGACGTGCGTGATAGCAACCCTGCAGGTCAGTACTTCATCTGGTACCGAGGTAATCAGATCGGCTGCTTGACGGAGGTGTTTAATGGGGCGCGTTAAATCCGAAATGTTTGAAGATGATCTGGGGCCAGACGATGAGCTAGTCCCACTCCCCTATTCACAAGTGCTGGACAATATCCAGCGCTGTGATCTACCACTGAACTCGCTAGAGCGTTACGAGTACATGCAAAACCAACTACGAGGATTGATGAATGGAAGTAGAACCAACACTGATTAGCGCCTTAGTGAAGGCGCAGTCTGAAATGTCCCATGCGGCATTTGACCAAACAAACCCACACTTCAAGAGCAAGTTCGCTTCTCTCAAAAGTGTGATCGACGCAGTGAAACCTGCGCTCAACGCGAACGGGATAGCGTACGTCCAAAGGTCTGTCCCAATGGATCAGGGCATCGCAGTTGAGACTGTGTTTCATGGGCACGGTGAGGAGTTAAGAACCGGCCCCGTGCCTGTACCTATTGATCGTGAAAACGCCCAAGGCTTTGGATCAGCGTTGACGTATGCCAAAAGATATTCTCTTGCGATGGCTTGCGGAATATCTGCCGACGAAGACGACGACGGGAACGCAGCAGCTAAAGCCCCGCCAAAAAAGCGTGGACAGTCTGTCATTGAGACAGTCATGCAAGAGTCTGGAATCCAAGTGGATCAAGCAAAGCGCGACCAGTACGCAACAGCTCTTGTTAACTGTGTGCAACAAGCAGACGAAGCTGGCATCAATGAACTGATCGAAGAGCTAAACACTGACAGCGATATGAAAATAGCTGTTTGGCGTGAATTACCTAGCGGAGTGCGAACATCAATCACAAAAATGCGAGGAGAAAAGCAGTGATTGAGGAGACACCAGCCTATAAATTGCATCGCCGAGACGCGCCGCAAACGTCTGTAGATGCAGCTAATGCCGTGAAAACTACAGAGATGGAAAGCATTGTGCTTGAGACAATTAGCCGACTAGGACAGAGTGGCTGTATCCAAGACGATGTTTTAAGGGCTTTATGGGGTTATTCCTACAGCAGTGTGACCGCTAGATTCAAGGCGTTGCATGAAAAAGGCTACATCGAATACACCGGCGAAAAGCGAAAAGGTAAAAGTGGTAGAAATCAACGTGTTATGAGGAAAATAGCGTGAGCGACATACAATTCGTGAATGGCATTCGAGTCTTTGAACCCAACAAGGAATGGATTAAGGCTGAAGTCAAAATCAACAAAGAGGAGCTAAGGAATTGGCTCAACACCGCAACCTTCGATGATGGCGGTCTGGACAAAAACGGCAACATCAAGGCCCAGATCAAGGTCGGCAAAAGCGGCAACTGGTACTTAGCAGTGAACAAGTGGCAGCCCAAAGGCGGTCAGTCTGCAAAGACGTATAGACCACCACAGACGATGGATGACTTCGAGGACGACATACCGTTCTGATACCATTAGGTCGCGGGTGATTCTGGGCAGGCGAGCGGCAGCGTCAGCCTCCCTTCGGGGTTCGAGAGATAGATCACTTGCTTTGTGACCCGCAATTCATTCACGCATGAAAGTGATCGACTGCCGCACTTTAGGGGAATCTATGAATAAGCAAGAATTCACGGCTCTTTACTCGCAATGGTTCGCACTCCACCCGTTCAAAAAGCGAGACTGGGAGGAACTTGGTAGCGTACATTATCAAGCATTCGGCAAAGAAAGCGTTGCGCTGATGACCGAGGCGCTGGGTCAGTTGACTGAGGAGTTAGACCACTTTCCACTACCCAAGGACATTAGATCAAAACTTAACAAGTTGTCATCAAGCAAAACCGAGGGTGGTGTAGAGAAAACCAACAGCACGTCTGAGAGCGAGGAGATAGCCACCAGACTGCTAGAACATAGGCATGGTGTGCAATACGATGGGGTCAGTGTAAAACGCCCTGAGAGCGTCCCTGCGTGGATCGAGCAGCTTGTTGATCGTGTAGACAATGAGCTGGGTGTCCAGTACCCCCTGAAAGCCAAACTAGGTACTTTAGGATTCATGGTGGTGCAGACTGAGGGCAGACGATGAATGATGCCGTCAAGAAATTTCTTGAAGAGGGTGGGAAGATTCAGCAGCTAGATTCTGGGATCAAACGAGACCTCAATATCTGCATGAACTGCAAGGGTGTCTTTCCGGCAGAAGATCTAACTAAGGGGAGTCAGAGAAGATGCAAGAAGTGCTTCCACAGGCATACGGGTTTCAGGGAGACAGATTTTACAAAGCGATCAAGGCGCAAGAAAGACTGAGAGAGAAGTACCTAGCCTATCGGTTGGCTGAGATCACTGCGCCCTTCTCTGAGGCTACAAAAAGACAGATATGGGAGTGGCAAAAAGAGGGTTATGGCACTCGTCGAATCGCTGACAAGCTGGGGGTGACTCAGTACAAGGTCAAGGCTCTCGTTAACCGTGTAAGCTGGCCTGCCCCCACCAATCTGGCCTAATGTTCCACGTGGAACTATATGCCCTCTTCGCTACCCCCGCCCTCCATCTCTTCCTTAATTTGCTGAGCATGAAACATGATGTTCTGCTCTGCCTCTTGTTGGGCAAGAATTAACCTGACAACCTCAGACCGAAGCTCCATGATCCTGTTTGCTCGGATCTTAGAATCTGAGCTTAGTTCTTCTTCTGTATATTCAACACCATCAATCGTTATCATTCTTCACCTCTATTGGTTTTTCACTTGTACTGCTTCAACAAAGACAGCGACTTCATTGGTTCCGCTGCTGGACTTTGCTTGAAACTGAAAGTCCGTTTTCTCCGTTATCTTGAACGGCACCTGACGGTCATAGCTTACCTGACTCGTTGCAAATGTCGCCTCTGCGACGTGCAAAATTCGCCCTGTGTCGCTTCTTAGCTTGTTTCGCACCGTCAGATACTTATTAGGGTTGACTGTCGCGCTGTTGAAGTCAATGCGGAACAGATAGAGAGAGCGGTCAGCCGGTACAGTGTAGATGCACGATTGAGTCGTGCCTAACTCCGCTCCAATAAACCCGTAAGTCGTGCCGCCGTTGCTTATGGTGATGCCGCCAACATTACTGCCCGACAGAATGATCGCTGAGTTGATTCTGAGGAAACTGGCAGAGGTGGTGACTGCTACCGTACCCGTTAGCGTGACAGTCTCACTGATCTCGTTATAGTTCGCATCCAGACCCTTTACCAGAACGCTCATAGTGTCGCTGGCGCTCGTTGAGACAAGATCCATAGTTACAGCAGAGGTGGGGAAAACGTAGTCTCCTCCGTCGTTCCAGAGCGTCTCAAACGATGTGCCGACAGCAGTATTGAAGCCAAAGATGTTGACCGCCTCGCTGTCGTACATCTTGCCTTGAGCAATATCAAACAACAGGTGGGGAGTCGGGCGCTGGTAGTGATATTGATACATTCTTACCTCAAGCGAAGATTTCAATGATTATGAATATGGCACCTACCGCGATGATAGAACCAGTGATGAGAGTGAGCGTCCCAACAGCTATTTGCTGCATCAGCATTTTTCGCTGTTTCTTCCTCCTCGCCAGATAAGCCAAGTGCTCTTTTCTTTGCTGCTCTTGGGTGGCTCGCATCTCTCTCCACGACTGTAATAGTTCAGGGTCAAGCATGGCGAGGCAGTCTTCGATGGACTTCTGCTGACGCTCAAATGACTTTCTTATCTGCGCCAGTCTGAGCATCTCACCAGACGATAAGGGAGTGAACGTGGATGCCTTCTTATTCGCCTCGAAGTCATCAAGCGCTTGCAGGAAATCGGCGCACATTCCATAGAGTTGTTGAACGCCAGAGCCGGTCTCGTTTACCCGTGACACGACTGCATTGATGGCGTTGAGCGCGGCACTGCACGCCGCCACCGACTCCAGAATCACTGCATGTGACTCATTAATATGGACACAACAGCGGTCACCGCAGAAGCAACCACCAGCCAAGCCAGACGCTCCCACCGCGCAGCGTGGGCATCAGTGACCTTACGAAGCTCTCGAAGTTCAACAAGTGCCTCACCCCAGCGTTGAGCGCATTCTTGCTCGTGCTTGGCTATCTTTTCTAGGGCCTGTTCTGCTCTGTCCATCTCCCCCTCCTAGTTTACCAAGGCACACCATTAGCCGTGGCTGGTGTAATTTGCCCGTCGATATTTGCTTGCAGTGATGCTTCGATAGCGTCTTGGTCTAACTCACTTTGACACCATCCAATCACATCGGCTTCAGTAAGGTCGTCGTAAGCGATGTAATCGGGTGAGGTGGGATCAGGCGTGAAGCCACAAGTGCCGTATGAGGTAGCGTTGTAGGTATTGTCACCATCCACCTGCTCTGCGTTACAACGCCAGTGAGCGACAACGACAGCGCCGTTCATGTCTTCGGGTAGTAGGTCTCGTTCCAAAGTCGAGATGACCCATGTGAATGTAGCCATTAGTTATTCTCCAGTTGTTGTACACGAGCGCGTAGTGATTGAATTTCTTTTATCAGCATTGGTACTAATGTTGAGTAATCTACTGCCATCATTTTTTCAGAGTCTTCTGAGCCAGTGACAGCATAAGATGCAATGCTTTGTAACTCCTGAGCAATCGTACCGTAGGGGTGGTGTTCCCCGCTCTCAATCCAATCAAACTTGCGAACTTGGATAGCGTCTATATTACTACCAGCGTCATCAGCGTCTTGGATGTTTTCTTTCATTCTCCTATCGGAAGTTGTGTTGTAAGTTGTTGCGGTATTAGTCCACTCAATAAAGCCGCGAGCCACATTTTCATTGCGGAAGTCTATTTGCGTTGTGCCTGTGCTGGCATCTTGATTAAAAATTGCTTGCTCGTTAGTTCCAGTGAAATTGGTTACGGCAACATAAGTACCCGATTGACCAAATCGATGCCCTGTCTCACTAGCGGAAGTGCTGGTTTTTCCCACAAGCAAGTTGCCGCTAGAGTCGATGCGCATTTTTTCACTTTCACCGATGAAAAACGCATGACTTGCACCAGTTGGAGCACCAAATTCAAGAAGACCATTAGAAACCGACAGTCCGTACACATTCGCAGAAGAATCTTCAAAGAGTTTGAGCTTGGCTTTGCTAAGACTGCCTGCTGTATTTGCAAAAGTGCTGCCTAGATTTAGCTCAACGGGTGTAGCCGAGGACGCGCCAGAACCGACTGTGCCAATCCCGACATTGCCGTTTGAGTCGATGCGCATGCGTTCCTCTGTAGTGTTTCCTACTCCTCCGGGATTTGTAGCAAAAGAAATAGCAGCAGAAGGAGTGGCATCTTCAGAAAAACAATTTATAAATCCACGAACTAAAGCCCCGTCACCGCTTGAGTCTTTTGAAAAGAACTCGATTTTACCAATCTGCTGATTTGCCTGAGTAGTTGTATCTGTATCAGTAAACCTGAGCGTATTGTTTGAAGCGGCACCAT